GTATCAGGAAGAGCCTCGTTGTCTTGGTAGGTAAGGATGAGGAATTCTGCATCCGTTTCTGGAAGGACTTCCGTGTGCGCCCAGAACTCATGCGTTGGGTTGAAGTCAATGTATATCTCCTGACTGGTACGGATGGCCAACTGGTAATAGGAATCAAAGTCAATGTTGTTCGCCTCGTTGATGTAGAGTATCTGCCGCCTTGCCCCACGGAGGCGGGCTTCCGAATCAGCCGAAAAGAACTCAATCGTGGAACCGTTGGCGAAGTTGTACTGCAGGAGCGTCTTGTTCCACCTATCGGGAACCCATCGGTGGGTCCATTGCATAATCTTGGCGAAGTCCTTGATAGCACCCCGTCGTAGGTGAGGCACCGATTCGGACACCACGGATATCTCCGACTTGGGATAACGGGCGGCGTGGTCAATCAGGACCGCAAGGATGCCGAAGGTCTTGGATGCAGATGTCCCGCCTTGTATCACCTTCTTCCGAGCGGTCATCGCCCGAATCTTCTTGATGGCGGTGGTGTACTTAAAGTCCATCCCCGAAGAGGGGTTGCTCAATGGTGACGGTGTTCTCCTGCTTTTCTACCAAGCCAAGAAGGCGGGATGCGATGTTGGCCGAGTAAACGCCCGAACTTGCACCCTCCAGCATATCCTTGTCGCAGGTGGCCCGTATGCGTGTAATGATTGGGACAAATTCCTTGTGATGCTCTCCTTCTTCCTTCCTATACCTTGAAAGGTCAAAGCAGACCCCGTTCTCCGCAAGCCATCCCTCAAAGCCCCGAAAGGTTATAGGCCGCTCTTTATCCCTGTAAACCATGACCCCATCCTTGCCGACATAGTCCTGCACTCGGTATGGGTTGGCCTTGTTCTCGGCCCTGTACTTTTCAAACGCCTCCCATAGTTCTTCGGGGGTGTTCCATATTGGGGGACGGCCTGCCATCAATACTCTATTTTGTCAATGAGTTCGTCAATCTTGTCCACGATTTTCATCTTGACCGCAAATGCGTTGGGCGAGTTGGATTCCTCAACCGCTCCAATGCAGTCGCAGAGGGTCGTGATGACCATCATGAGCGAATCCATGCGAGCCTGCACCTGGGCTTCGGGGTCAGCCTTCGTTGAGTTCGCCAAGTTCCCGAAGTTTATTCCTGCTCCATCCAAGGGCCGCTTTGCCTCCCCATAGCAGGTAGGAGATGTAGCCACAATCGCTGGAACTGTCAGCGTTGTCGTAGTAGGTTTCTGCACGGGATAGGTAGGAGTGCATCCGCTTAACCGTTGCAAGGGATACCCCCTCCCCGTTGGCGAGTTGCTGCGCTCGGACCTTGCCAGTTTGGGTTGCGCACTTGTTCCCATTGCGCTCGTTAAGTTCAATGCCCCGCTTGGCGTTATTACGCACACCTTCGCCGTAGTCGGCATAGGTTTCAAACTGTTCACGGATTGGGGTTGTTGAGGGCATGGGTAACGGTCTGCTGGTTGGCTTGGGCGAATAGGTCCGCTTGTTCGTAAATGTAGGAGAGGGCCGATTTTACGCAGTCAGCACACCACCAATTTGTGTTCGGTCGTCCGTGTGCGACAAGGATGGTCTGCAAGTCGTGGACCGCTTCGGGGGAGAGCCGCATGAACAGGTCCGCTTGGTATTGGTCCCAATAATGGCGGTGCTTTTGAGCGAGCAGGTACTCGTCTTGGGTCATCGGTTCGTCAGTTGCAGGATGACAACGGTCAGCCCTGCCGATGCGAGGCCGTACACGGGAGCGAGAACCCATCCGCAGGTGGGCAAGGTCAGGGCCACCGCCACCCAAAAGGTAAGGCAGGTGACGCAGGAGAACGGCTTGTGCCTGCCCAGCCAAGTCGTGTACCACCATTGCGGGAGGACATGGTATTCCGCAATGGCGAGGGCGGTCAAACTACTTATCAGCAGGGGAAATATCAGCGTGTCCATGGGCTTGAATGGCGGCCTTGATTTTGGCCTTGGCTTGGTCGATTGAGTAGATTATTGAGCGGTACGGTATGCCCGTGTCCCTTGAGAGTTTCTTCATGTTCCCCGTGCGCAGGTGCAGTTTCAGCAACTCCTTGTCATACGGGAATGCCCCGTCCTTGGCCCAAGTGTCCATCTCGGCCTCTGCGATGGCCCAAAGGTCGTCCATGAGGGAATCGTACTCGGCTTGGGATATCGGGGCATCGGGGTTCAGTTCCTCCAGTAGATCGTGGTGGCGGTACTTTTGGGCAAACTGGTTGTTCTTGCCTCGGTACAGGTTCAGCAGCAGGCGCACCACATAGAACTTGAAGTAGCCCTGCGATTGGATTTGCAGGATTTTGGCGGGGTCTTTCTCCAGCAGGATGAGGACGCACTCCTGTTCCAAGTCCCTCCAAAGCGGGTCGCCGCCTGTTATGGTGAGGCAGGCTTTGCGGATTTCGCCCGTGCGGTAAAGGTCAAGGATGACTTGGTCGGCTGACTGCATACGCAAAGATTGCAAAAAAAAGGGGCCAGCGGTTAGGCTGACCCCGTCCGAATCTCACGGATTTGCCGATTATCGTAGGCTCACCGACGACCTAAGTCGCACTTAATCAGAGGTGTATTAGTAATTGCTTGTTTGCAGATTCTGCCTCGTTATGTGCAAAACTTGTGAACGAAGGAACTTGAGTTCAGGCGTTGAGCGTGTGTCTTGGACATGAGTCATCAAATTGTGGACGATGGTGGCATGGTCCCGATTCAATTCCATTCCGATGTTTTTGTAGGTAAACAGGAACTCGGAGTAGGCGATGTCTGCAATGATACTCCTTGCGATGACCAAAGGCCGCAGCCTGCTTTTGGAGTAAATGTTCTCAATCGGAATCCCAAGGACTTCGCTGGTCGCTTCGGCAATCACCCGAATGATGTGCAGATTGCTTGGTCGCTTTTTGGTAGGCACCCGCAGGTCGTTTGCGATGCAGTAGGTCCGAATGATGTCGGGCAGTTCGTTCATAAAGGCCTCGCCGTACTTAGCGGCATAGCGTTCTAATTTGGTCTGCATGGCTTAAACGATTTCGGGGATGGGCATCCAGTAGGCGACTTCACGGGTGAACCAAGAATAATTCTCGGAGTGCCATTTATCGTCATTCCACTTATTGCCACTATGAAACCAAGCAACGACTTGCAGTCCTTCCACATCGGTTATTAGCACGGGTTTGCCATCTTCGGGCATTTGGTCTTGGGGTCTTATCCAGGGCATAGGTCAGGCGTTTTTGGCTTGAAGGATTCTTCCGAGCAGGGTCCAGTTGACGGACCAAGCCTTGATGGTTTCGGAGCGGTCGGGGCGGGAGCAGTTCACGCACTCCTTGCGGATGTGGATTTGCCAGCGGCGGAAATCGGTGGGGGTTGGTTTCATGGGTTTGGGGTTTGGTTATTTGAGGAATTAGATTCAAAGTTTTCTTGATAGTATTGTTCTGCTTGCTCTGATGCTGGCATTTCAAGACTGCTTATGATTCCTATCAAATAAGCATTAACAATTTGCTCCTTTTCAGCCTTTAATGCCTGCTCAAAATACCCATGGAATTGAGCGACACCCAAGATGTCAATATGATACTCGTGATTATACAGGTTGTCAATTAGCGTTTGTACTGGGGTTTTCATGGTTTTGGTCTTTTATGGGACAATTTGCGAGGTTTTGGGTATTTTATGACAGGTTATAGGCTGACGATGGGGGAGGTTTTGTAAGCCCAGAGGCTAACGATTATCGATTGCGTATGGTTTGAAATAGTTTGTACGCACCACACGAATCGGTCAGGGTCTTGACCTGTGGCCCGAATCCGTTTGAACGGGATAGCACATACTCGCAGGCATCCCCCTTGGGCCTAACCTCAATAACCTTCCAAGGGCGGTCGTTGGTGCAGGCGGTCAGCAGTAACAGAAGCAGGAAGCGGTGCATGGGGTTGTCTTAAAGTTCGTTCTTTTTAATAAGCATCAACCTATAATCGTCAAGTTTTTTGCCTCTTGAAAAGTTGGTAATAATCCCTGTTTCTCGGTGTTTTCTCCACAAACTTGCATCCGTCTTGCCAACGGCTGGCTCCAAATATATGTCTTCAAATAGTTGAGGTTTAAGATACTTCCTCCAAACATTTATCTTCCTCATTCTTCTAACGCCTCCATCCAAAATCCTTATTACTTGAAATCCCATCTCTTTCCAAAATGCGTTTGCGTCCAAATCAAATCCACATCTAAGCGTAATACTATTGGAATCAGAATCCTTTGCGTATTGTTCAAGGCATATTGCAAGCATTGCGCCGTACAGTTTGCGCCTTGCGTCATATTGAATGCAAACTTGATGACACTTTACATCTCCACCGCCTGCGCCAACATATAGATAGCCAGCAGGTTCACCATTTAACAAGCCCAAAAAAATCCTTCCGTTTAATTGTTCCCTTTCAAAAACCTGCTTAGGATAAAAGGATAAGGCTTCTGCATTTTTCTTTTGCAAAAAATCAATATACGAAAGCATTTGAGGGTGTTCTTTTATGACAACAAAATCCTCCATCGTTCAATCGGTTTGGCTTAGTAGGTCAAAGATATAAACAACCTACCCACATTCAGCCAACACCCGTTGGAATTCTTCCACGGAGCGGATGACCTCGTACCTGTACCCCGCCTCTTGAACGACCCCCTGCCACCATTTCTGCGACAGGGATTGCTTGCCCTTTGGGGTTTTGAACTCAAGGAATACCGCACCCCTCGGCGATAGGTAGGTCATGTCAGCAACGCCAGCGGTCAGCCCGATGCCTTTGAGGAAGAAACCGTTGGAGCGGGAACGGGGGTTGTTAAGGTTCAGGAATAGCAAACCCTGCTCGTTGGGTCGGAGCATTGCGAACAACTTGACGCAGGCGGCCTGCAAATTATATTCTTCCATCATAGGGAATGGGGTGGGAACTCGTTTGCTTTTGTGTAGGGAAGGTGGCATTGCACCTCTGCGATGCCAAGCGATCCATTGCGGTTCTTGCGGACGATGACCTCCATCAAATCCGCTGGCTGACTTTTGTCGTGTTCGTAGGGGCGGTAGACAAAGCCAATCTTGTCAGCATCAAACTCCAGTTGCCCCGTTTCCCGAAGATCGGACATGATAGGCCGATGGTCGCTCCTTCCCTCGGTTGCACGGGATAGGGAGGAAACCACGACCCCGAACACCTTCTGCCTCTTGCAGATGGCTTTGAGGGTCTTGCTGATGTTTGTCATCTGCTCAATTTTGGGCTTGGCCTTATCTATTTTGGTCGGTTCTACAAGTTGGAGGTAGTCAAGGTAGAATCCACAAATCCCGTACTTGGTCTTGAGTTTGGCGATTTCGCCTTCAATGCGGTCCAAGTTGGCTTGGTGCAGGTCCACGATATACAACGGCTTGGACTTTAGAAGGTCCGCTTTTTGGCCGAGGTCCATGAAATCTTTTGTGCTGATTCGCTCGGTCGGATTGAGGAACGCCGCCCCGTCCATAGTGGCGAGGTTGGAAAGCATCCGCTGGGTCAGTTGCTCCGCTGACATTTCCAGCGTGAAGAATACTACGGGGATATCGGCCATGGCTTGGTTCATGGCTATCTGCAAAGCCAAGAGGGTCTTGCCCATTGCAGGCCTGCCGCCCAAGAGGATGAACTCGGTAAGCTTGAACCCCGTGAGCATTCGGTCCATTGGGCTGATGTAAGTCGGGAAGATGGAATCCTTGCGTCTGCCTTCACGGACCTCGTTCATGTTAAGGAGGAACGCCTTGGCGAGTTCGTGGGCCGTGGTTTCCGAGGCGTTAGTTTCAATCGCCTGCATGGATTGATAGCGGGCAAAGGCTTTGGGGATGTCACGGTCATGGGCAAGTTCATCCATGATTCTCTGCTCTTCACGCTGCTTCCAAGCCTCGTTAAGGTCGGATGCGTACACCTTCCAATCGGAGGTCAGGGTATTGCCGTCAAGGATGTCCACGAAATCGGCGATGACATGGGCTTGACCGTTGTCGATGAGGTGCTTGTGAACCGCAACCAGGTCAACGGGTCGCTCGGCTCGATGCAGGGCTTCAATGGCCCTGTAAACAAGGACATGGTTTCCTGTAAACAATCGCTCTGGAATTTGCAGAAGGAGGACCGCTCGGTTGACAAACTGGTCCATGAGGCATGAGAGCAGCCGCCTTTCAGCGGTAAGATGGTAGGGGTTCGTCATCGGTTTGGTTTAGTTGGCTAAAGGTAGAGGTCCGAGGAATCACTTGGTCCTCCCATCGGGCTTGGTTGATGTATGTCGCCGCATGGGGTACGAACTGGATGGGAGTTTGGGAATAGAGCCGTCCGATATTGCTGATAGCCTTCTGCTGGTCCTCGTCCTTGAGTTTGGCGAAGGCTTTGGATGC